CACCGTTCTTGGCCCTCCTACAGGTTGAAGGCAACCCGGGCGGCCTTGGAGCGGGCATCGAGATCGCAAGTGGTTTCTGCTTTCAAGATGCCGCCCGTCTGGGGCTCGGGAAGCCTCTCGCTGCGGAGGGCCTCGGACTCGAAGTCTGTCATGCGGATGTCCTCGCCCCGGGTAGTGCAGCTGAAGGCAGCTACGCGTGTGGTGCCGGGGGGATCCGCCTTCTCGAACAGACCGAGAGGGTCGCTTGCGGTTTCGTCGCACAGCTTGGCGGGGAGTAGGTAGCCCTTGATCCCTGCCCAAGTGGTCTGCGCGGCTAAGCCGTCACACATGTCGTGCAGTTCATTGCCGGTCATAGCGTAGTCCTCGGCAACGCATTCCCACACGAGTTCTTCGGACGCGTCGTCCCACGGGAGTGGCCCGTTGACGAACTTGTAGTACAGGTCGCGGTCGTTTTCTTTCAATTTCGCGAGCTCTGCCTCGTCCGTGACTTGGCTCATCTCGAATTCGTAGAGGTTACTCATGGCGCGTAGGTAAGATCCGATGATCGGGGTGTTGCGGTCGCACGTCCAGTAGCCGCGAAGCTTCAGTTCGTACCGCTCCCGATCCCGGCCCACCGCCAGACTCAACTTATCGAGGCCCTTCTCCACCTTGCAGAAGGAGGCAAGCGTGCGCGATGGACACGGATAGATGCGACTGAGATACTCACAGCGCTCCTCCTTGTGTGCCGACGTGATCTCCAGCTTACGGACGAAGCCGTCTTGCCGGTCCACGTACAACATCGCACGTTCCCATACCCCGTCATTCACCCAAGGGGTGGACGGAGCGAGTCCATCGTCTCCGAACTTGGGACCGATCCAGTGGTAGGCCATGTGGATAGCCTGTGGGTTGCCCTTGTTGTCGCGCGGGCAGCTCTGTGGAATGCTGCCGGCTTCGATCAAAGCCTTACCCATCTTCCAACCTTGGATCAAACGCAGGTGACGCATGAAGATTGCGTAGGTGAGAGCAGGGTAGGGGCGCTCCTCGTCCTTTTCGGACTCGCCTGTGGCGGCGCGCTGCCCCAAACCCTTGTCGCTAATCACGTACTGTCCAGCCTTCAGCTCCCCCTCGAGCTCCATCGAGGTGAACACCAGCGCTATAATGGTCGTTTCAAGTTCTCGTTCTCCAAAGACGCCCGAATTCAGGACGGTAGTGATGCCGGTGCCACTAGCGTTCTTC